GTCATATAGCGAGAGACAGTCTCACCCCAGTTCTCACGGCGGTTCTCTTTATCCAACCAACGAGCATAGCGTGATGTGTGGATGAAGGACATGTAATCCGTCATTCCGTAGTTGTTTTTAGGCATAGTTTTCCCCAATATTCTTAGTCTGGTTGTTCAGCGCACGATACACGGTCATTGTACTTACCCCGATTTCGTAGGCAATTTCGTGGTAGTATTTCCCGTATTCTCGCAGTTCCTGAGCAAGTTGGTATTGCTCTGGTGTGATCTTCAAGGCGCTTATACCTTGTGGCTTATTGTAACGCGGCTTTATCTTGCGGATTAGGTCTTGTTCGATTACACAAGCCTCAGGTTTATTAAGACCTGAGTGCAAAATCTGTACCCAATCCGAAGGAACAAAACCCTCTTGCGTCATGCTCTCAAGATGGTCTAGGTGTTCTTGGCTACGTAGAACTGTGTGCTTGCTGCCGTGTGTCCAAGCCCGTCCGCGACTACCATGACCAACATAGATGATCTCGTCCGTTCTAGGGTCTACATGTTGGTAGACGTAGTGAATGAAGGACTGGTAGTCGGTTGGCAGGTAGTTATTCATTAGCGGTTATCCCCACTTCCTTTGATTACGTCTCGTTTCTGGCGGTCACGGAGTTTATTGACAACACCATGAGCAATCTCGTCCATAGTATAACCTAGTTCATGTGCAGCCGTGGCAACGTACCACATTACATCACCAAGTTCAGCAGCCGCACCAATATCATCAAAGGAACCATCACGGATACCTTTCTTGATCTTGCCTGCATACTCCCCTGCCTCAGAGGCTAGGCCCAAAGCAGTATAGGCTAGACCTTGTTGCTTAGGATAGATTGCAGTCTTCTGACACTCACTCTGGAACCAGTTGAAATCGCTGGTCTGGGTAAATGCCTCAATGTCGGTTTCGTTAATCATATCTTCCTCTTCATCATATACAGACCATTTAGCCATCAGTATTCGTCCTCATACCTCTCTAAGAAGATGTAACCAAGATCGTCTAGGGTTTCAAGTACCTTCCACAAAGTAAGGTCATGGTCCTTTAGGATAGTCACAAACCCACGCTCTTCGATGAGTTTCAAGATGTCTTCTTTACTCACGGTTTTCTTCCATAGAATGTTGTCTCAATCTCGTTGTTGGTGAAGAGATACCAAGCGTAATTGTCTACACCTTTCTTCTTGTTAGGTTCCCAGTACATCCGCCCTACACTGACCACCTTAGCACACTTAGCCATGTAGGGGCCTACTCGAACATTGTGCATATAGTCAGCGGGCAACAACAACCAAGTAGGTGCTAGGGTAGGCAGATGATCTAGAATAGGCTTTAGCATGTCCCATGTAAAAGGTGGGTTAGTGATGAAGTGAGTTACTTCTGGTCCAACCCAGTTAAGGGTAAGACAGTTTCGTTGTTCCACACTCTTTGCTTGTGGTTCAATGTCCATAGCGCCCGCACAGGTGACACCATGATGCCTACACAGTTCGTTGACTAGATCACCAGCACCAGCACAAGGTTCAATGAAGGATGTGGGTAGAGGCAGGTGTTCAACTAGAGTGTTTACAGCGGCGGGGTCAATTGTCCCATAAAAGTCACGGGGCTTTCTCTCAAACTTATCGTTATCACGTTTGCTCACTGGTCCATACCTCTACTTCCTTAACCACTGTCACTTTAGTCTTTCTACTTTCTGTGGCAAACATCTTAGCAGCCGATATAGCTGCGTCTTCTGTTTCGTAGTATAGATAGTCTTTGTCTTCCACATAGACCCTATACCCTAAGATTTTAGTTCCCTTTACCATACTCTTTCTCCAAAGCCTTTAGGGAAACCCAAGACAGATCATATTCACCATTCTCGACATAGCGTTTAATCACTACTCCTTTGGACCACTCTGCATTGGCTTGTCCTGCCCACTTTTCCTCAGACCCTTTGAAACATCCTGCAACAAGGCCATTAAGCGCACTAGGACGAGCATCCGCCTTCCGATAATAATGGAACTTGTGGCTATGACCAACAGTGCAACTATGAGCCAGCTTTTCGACAAGGCTGTAGCCATGATGCTTAGTAGACATAGCTGAACCAAAGTTACCACTACTGACGTAGTGACCATATAGGACACCATCGTACTCAGCAAGTGAAGGGCCTGAGTTTCTGTATTCGTGGTATTCATCGAACCAGTAGTCTGTTTGTAGGTGGGAAAATGAGATTCCATATCTATTCCCTTCTAGTCGTGGGTCGTGGTTAATAGCCCGCTTGACCCTGTTTTCGTGGTTGCCTTCAAATCCAATACGCCAAGGGCGTTTCTTCTTACTGATCTTGTAGCGCCCCCAGATGCGGTCCTGAGCCTCATTGTAAGCCTCTATGTCCTTCTGGTAGGACTGTGCCACAATAGCCTGTGGATAGCGTGTATCGTAGGTGTTGAGGGACTGCATGTCAGCACCATCCCCAAGGTCCACACAATAGTCAGGCTTTACGTCTTCTATCAAGTCACCCAACCAAGTGAAGCGTTCAAGGCTTACATCTGGGTGTGCATGGGCACAAGTCCATACGATTACTGTCTTACTCATCGTCTAGCAGCCCTTTATCCAAGTCCACAAGAGCAATTAAGAACCTCTCTTGCAACAACTGTTGTTGTATTCGCTTGGTGATTTCATACCAAGACACATGACCTACTTGCTGAAAACCGTGTGTGGTATTAACAATCAGCCAAATACCAATCTCGTCAGTCTCTAGTGCTAAGTCTTCTGTGGTGAGTTTCAATATGTGTCTTCCCATTCTAGAGGAATGATTTGATCGCAGAAGTGGTCCACAATCTCAACTGCTTCATCGAAGTCTTGGAAGATCAAGTCTTCTTCGTACAGTACGCCACGATCATCCCGAAGAGTTACGGTCAGAACGTAGCCTTCTCCATATGGCAATCCAAACCCATCGTCTTCAATATCCCAATCAGGGATTTCAGATGAGTGGATTGGGCCATGAAGGACGTTTACAATTTTAGCCATTCTTCTGGAACCTCTTTATCTGCAAATTTAAAGCCGTTTTTTGTTGCCCAATCAGCATAGGAAGTTTTAGACCCTTTGTTGATCTTGACTTTAGAGTTCTGGAACACAAACCGTATGTCCAGTTCAGGGTGTTGTTTCTGGATCAGAAGGTGTTTCTTTCTGTCATCTGCCACAAACCTACCTTTAGTCTCTACCATGATTCCGTTGGGAAGTACAAAATCGACTGTGTAGGTGTGAAGACTTTCTGGGATAACATACTTGATCTTCGTTGTCTCATACTCGACCTTCACACCCTGTTGTTCTAACTGCTTGGCTATTCGACCTTCAAAGCCAGATCGGTATCCCATGGCTTTAGGGTTTGTTTTTCTAGTTTTAACGGACACTGTATTGCATCAATCCTTTCCGCCATCTCTTTCGTACACTTTTTAATAGCATGACTGCCGTGGTTCCTAGCAATGTTGGTGGAATCTGCCGAAGCAAAAGGCCACCTTTTACCAGCAACTTTTAACCCCCGCATCATGTGTACCCAAGGTCGGGTGTTAGTCTTTTCGATTAACTCCCAAGCCTCGTCAGACCTATCTTGCCACTCAGGGGAATTGACTTTCCAGTATTGACCAGATGAGCCAAAAGCAACTCTAGGGTAAGTGTTGACAAGTTCTTCTAACCAAGACAACGGCAAAGCCATATGCCACACAGCACAAGAAAGGTGTACAGGGTAAGGCCAACCTTTCATATACTCCCTTTGATCCTCCACGGAACCATCAATCACATCAGGTATAACTGCCCAATTAGCCCCGTAGAGTTTGTCGTCTAACCAGCCTATATACCCACTCTTATCGAACTCTCTACCTCTAGTGTAAGAGGTGAAAGCCCCGTTGTCCCACATAATGCTTTGTGCATGTTCAATACACCATTTTGCATCATAGGGGTGGGCATAAGATACGCAGAAGTGCCTGCCGCGCAACTTTTCAAGGTGTGGGTCACGCTTTGTGATTGGGGTTCCGTGGTAGTGTATCATACTTTACTTCGACCTTTCCAGAAGAGGTATGCTGCAACAACCACACTAGCATACATTTTCGCTATCACAGTGCCAAAAGCAAGTTCTACAGAGCCAAAGGCAATGAGGACAAACAGCACACTGTCAACAAAAGACCCCACTACGCCAGAAGCAAGCACTGCGAGGTGTTTACCTTTTTTACGCAAAGGTGTATAAACACCAAGGTCAAAAAGTTCCGCCACAACAAAAGCAACAGCGGATGCGACAGCAATGTATGGCGAAGATGTCATAAGGGACAAGAGGCCACCCAGAAGAACTGCCACAAGTGACCATTTCCAGTCAGTCAACTCCTGTAGCCAATCTCGCAGCACAAGGGCCAATCCAATAAACAGCACCCCGCTTGGAGCCATAAGACCAAATCCAACAGGGATTAGACAAGGGCCATCGGGTATGCAGGTGGTGCCGATATTGCTAATAAACCAATTTGCCAAAGGGATCGTAAGGGCAAAAAGGAAGAAGGCTAGATATTTATTCATTCACATTCTCCTTGGGGGGTCCCCACATTTGGTTTTCGTAACGTCTTAGCCACAACAGTCTCCCATTCATTACTGCACGGTCATAGTCGCCTTCGTAAGCCTCTAGACAGCGTTTCCACATTTCTTGTTCTGTGGTAGCCCCATCAAGAATTTTCTCAGCCTTCGCTTTACCGACTTTCCAGACACCTTTGATGTTGTCTACACTGTCACCCATCAACAGTTGAGTGTAGAAGAAAAGTAAACCATCTTCTTCACTAATCTCTGTCCACTCGTCTTTTGTAGGGTTGTACAACAAACCGGGAACCTGCTTGAAGTCTTTGTCAATAGAGACAATCACTGCATCTGGAAAGTGTTTGGTTGCCAAGATTGCAATTGCATCGTCAGCTTCCTCCCCTTCTGTCAAAATAGTATTGAACTCTTCCATGATGTAGTTACGAGCAAAGTTTAGAAGCACAGGCTTTTCCTTTGGTCGTTGAGCCTTGTAGTCTTTAGCAATTTCGTGACGGAAGTTGTTAGGCCCCGTCAAGAAAGCAATGTAACGGTAGTCCTTTCCATACCTTTCAGATACGGAATCAAAGATGCCTTCAAAGAGTTCATCTATCTTACCACAAACACCTTTGAGTGTGTCACCTTCTCTAGAAAACACAGCACGATATGCAATTGGATCGGCATCCACTAGTATTAACTTTGTCACTGGTTACCTGTCAGGTTGAAGACTGTGGGAAAGGCTAGGACCAGCACATCTTTGATCTTACGGGCCATCACAACATGTTCCCACTGGGTCACACCGGGATCATCACGAACTTCAAGGTAGTGCAACCAACTACGCAGTGTGCCATTGACGTATAAGCGGCTCATGGTCAGACCTTCGGGAAGGATAACCCTAGCACACTCTTTAGCTACACCCATGTCTCGCATAGCCATATAGCTACCGCCAGCAAGATATTTGATGTAAACCGCCTTGCCAGAAACCTCGTCAAGGGTATGTTCATCAAGATCATCAACACTGTTCTGACGGTTTTTATCATCTTGCCTACGGAACTCACGATCCGTAAACTCAATCTCATCAGAGTAGCGTTGACTAAACTCTTGGAAGCTGAACGAGCGGTGACGCAACAATTGTCGGGTAATATCCCTTGGAGCCTCTACCTCGACCACAGCATTGACCATCTCAAAGACTGACCAATGTTTGTTCTTGACACAGTAGTTCAGGAGTTTCTCTGCTGTATCAAACTTGTCTTGGTTAGAGGGGTTAGACACCCTAGCGCAATATGCTAGGATGCCTTCCGAATCAGGGATACGAGCCTCGATTGTTGGTCGAGTAAGTCCAATCAGTCTGGCATTGATCTTTGTCAAAGTGATGTACCCACTTCTTTGCCGTTATCATAGACAGCTACCATCTGGTCCACATAGCTGTACCCAGAACCCTTCATAAAGGACAAGAACAGTTCTAGAACCTCTGGCACCGTCTCTGCTTGACCTTCGACATTGACAGCACGATAGTCACCATCTTCACCAGCATCATACATACCGAAAGTGAACCGCATATTATGCTGCCTCATCTTCTTGAGGACGGACGTACTGGACATGCTCAAGGATTTTAACCTTAACCAGAGAAGTCCGATAGCTTTGGGTTCCATCAGGGGCAGTGAAAGGCGAGACGAGGTGGGTAATCTCAGCAATGCTACCATTACCAATCAGACCATCTTCTTCGCTGTTCCACAGTTTGCCGTCTGCACGGAGAACTTTCGGGGCACCACCAGCAGCTTCAATCACAGAACCTTCTTTGGTCTTGACGAGGTGCTTGCGTTCAAACTTAACAACCAGTTCACCTGCTTCCATCATTCGGTTCTGATTAGGGCGCTTGAGACTACCAGTCTTCTTGAGTTTCTCGAACTCTGCCTTGGAGAGTTTCTGAGCAACAGTGTAGGCACCTTCACAGTCTTCGTATTGACCATTGTAACCCGTTTTGTCACGGTTGCCTTCAAAGAGACGCGCCCATTCAATCGGGCCTACCGTAGTAACTTCTTTATGTTTAGACATGCTTTAGCTTCCTTTTGTAGTAGCAGTAGAATCATTTCTACCTGCTGTCGGGTTGGAAGGTTGATATAGTTGTAATTACAACTCTTGTCAACCAGATTTAGTGAGTTCTACGAACTTTTTAGTGAGTTTCTGCGTAGTTACGACCTATTTGTACATCTACATCTAGAGAAACATTCAGCTTTAGTTTGTCGTTAGCCTTCTTGATAGCACCTTTGAGGACGCTGCCAATGTATTCCGAAGCAATCTCTGGGATGTAGAAACCAACTTCGTCGTGAAACTGCATAGCAATCTTGATCTTAGCTTGTCGGCAATAGAACAACCAAGTATCAAAGCAGTAGACACCTGTAGATTGGTTAGCAGTAGAGAAACGATCCTTCTCAGATCGTAGGTTGTGCCAGAACTTAGAGACAGGGTTCTGTAGCCACATAGAGTTGCCCACAAGTTTGACCTTGAAACTCTCTGTTGCTTTGACCACAGAATAGTTCCTCTCCCAGTAAGCCTTGATAATTGCTGTAGCCTCTTTAGGGGTCACACCAATCTCTCTGGCAAGTTTAGCTGCACCTACACCGTAGACACAACTGTAGTTCGCAGCTTTGTACTTACTACGAATAGGTTTCAGGTTAATCTCCCCCCTTGCATGTTTCTCCGCATCTTCTGCGGTGATAGCTCCTGCAAACTCCGCAAGATTAAGGTGGGGGTCAAAACCCGGTATGCTCATCTCTGCCACATAGGCAGGGTCGTAGGGCTTCATGTAGTGGCGCTTTGTGGTATCTTCTAGAGAAACCATGTCAGACCCTACAAGACCGAAGCCATCAGAGGCAATCAGGCACCCTCTGATCTCTGCACCCCAAGGCTTGTCTACCTTCGGGATATTAGCTAGAGGCTTGGCATGTTTGAACCTGAACGTGTTGGTTAGACCTGCCACAGAAGCAACAAGCCAACCATCTGTGTGGTTCTCTAGCATAGCCTTAAAGAAACCCTTACGATGCCGGATAACAGTCAGACCCTCCAAAATTTCCACTCCGGGGGCCTTGTCCTTTAGTTTAGTAACACTGGCACAGAGTTGACCGCCTTCTGCGTGGGTGGCAGGGTAACGCACTTGGGCAATACGCTTCTCCATACCAGTCTTTTTGTTCTTGTCATATTTCCACGTATGGGGTTCCCAGCCAAGTTTGTAGAGCCAGTCCTTCACTTGACTGTCGCTGTTGGGATTAGCATCTTCCCAATCAACAATCATTTCTACTTCGGAGGCTTCACTGTCTGAGGGCATATTCATCTGAAAGAGAATGTTGAGCCACTTCTTCCACGCCTCAGTCATGGTCCCGTCCTTCTTGACCTGTTGTGCAGGCTTCTTGAAGGTCTTGTAGACAGGTTGCTTAGGCATAGCCTTGACCAGTTCCTCGAACTTCTCTTGCTGTAGACGTTCCAGTTCGTCGAAGTTCTTCTGTGCGCGTTCTACATCAAGGCGGACACCCACCTCTTCTGCTTCCCTTGCACAGTCCATCTTGAACCCAAGGTAGTCCACAATACGAACAGCCTCATCCCAGTTGCCATACAGCTTGAGGAGTTTACGCTCTAGGTCTTTCCAGAGACGCCAGTTGATCTTAACGTCTTCCACACAGCGATGGGTATACTCTTCGTAGGACAGGCTAGACCAATCCTCAACCTTGGGCTTAGGGACACCGTATTCGATGCCGTAGCCCTCTAGACCATGCTTGTCCCGTTCAAAGTTGACGTACCAAGACAAGGCCAGACTGTCGATGAACTTTGTGTGGTTCAGGTTCAGCCCAAGGATTTTATTGAAGGTAGGAAGATCGTGCCGGATAGAATTATGGGCAACAATCCGGGTATCTTCTTCCAACAACAGAGATTTCATAACTTCGTAGTCATTGGTGTGGTGGTAGGTTTCCCCATCATCAGTCCAAGCAACCACATGAAGTTTAGTAGCCTCTTTCCACAGACCATCACTTTCACTATCCAGCACAATGATTTTCATGCTTCTAGGAACTCCTTTACTTTCTTGAGAGCCTCATAGTATCCGATAGACTCTTCCCGATCATCTGGGTGAACAAACCAAGTGGCAGTTCCCATCACTTGTTGTTTGTGGTGTTCTAGCCAGTAGTTGACTTGGTTGAGGAAGATTTCATCAACAGTGTCGTGATCTAGTTCAACCATTACTTTAGACATTCTGCAACTCCTTTATTGCTTGTTGTTGACCCCGAAGCCAGCCACCATTAAAAGCCCAGCGCATATCCTCGACTTCCATACCATGTCTTTTTGCAAACTCTAGACGGGTTTGTCCCCCGACCAAAGGTTCACTCAACCATTGTTCAAAGGTTTCATCCATATTCACCAGCCTACTCCTTTTTCAGTTAGGGTGAAGGTTTCTCCGTCAAAGAGAAGTTCACCAGAGTTTCCTTCTAGACCACACGGACGGTTCTTCTTAACCACAAGCCGTGTAGTATTACGTTCTAGCATATCGCTTGCCTCTTTGTCACGCTCTAAATCAATAATGACAGAGGCACGTTGACCAATCATCCGACAGTATTTGAAGTCGCCATTGTCGTTTGTGTGACCAATCGTAACAATACCAACATTCAGATCAGCAGCCAGCTTAGACAGACGGACAGACAGTTCTGCCAACAGGGCTTCTTTGCTTTCGTCACTGGATACTGTCACAACGTCTTGGATAGGCTCAAAGAACACATACTTGCAGCCATAGACCTGCGTTAGAACCCTGATCTGTTCGATTAGATCGTCAGCACCATCCTCTTCACGAAGGTGAAACTGCATGTAACCAGTGTTCCTAGTGATGTACTTAATCGCATCTTCTACATCCTTCAAGCGACCTTTCTCTAGGATCAGGTCTTTACGGGTAAGGTTGTCCTTGAGGTAGTAGGATACCACACCAAGAAGTGAACGTAGCTTAGTCTCTTCCAAGTGCCACGTAGCAAACTTCACATCTGGGTGGTTCTTGATGAAGTTGTATTCAAGGTAACGCATGAACTCAGACTTACCAATACCAGTAGGTGCCTTTATAACAGTGAAGTGTCCTTGCATAAGCCCAAGGATTTTCTCGTCTAGTCCTTCAATCCCTGTAGGGATATAAGAGTGGTCAGGGGTATCATACAACAGATCAAGGAAGTCTTCTTCTGTGGCATAGATGTTGTCTGGTGTGAACAGTTTAGCATTGAACCACGCCCTAGAGAAACTCTCACCAGCATCAGCCATCAGGAAGTCATTAGCATCCTTGAATACATCATGTGGTACACGATACACACGACCGGGGAAGAGGTTCATCAAAGAGATAGCAAACTTCTCTGCCTTGTCGTCAGTGTCGATAGACAGGTAAATCTTCTTGAATGAACCAAGCCAGTCCTTGCAGTTCTCAAGGAGTTTCCGACTAGGGCTTGCAGAAGGTAGAGAGACAAAGGGATACTTAGACCCCATCATCTGAAAACCTGACATAGCATCAAGTTCACCTTCGGTAATAGTCACAGCTTGTGCTGACCCAGCAGGGAACTTGTCCATACCAAAGAGGCTATCAGGCTTGAACCCGCTATTCTCTCGAAGGTTAAAGTTCTTAGGAAGTTCACGGGTCTTAGAAGTTCCATTCGGGTAGTTGTAAGTATGTTTGATAGGCAGGCCATCATCCACATAACTCTTTACTGCATAGAACTCCATAGTCTTGCTGGTAATCTTACGGCAACCAGCGTGTTTCCAGTTACCTGTATCTACAGGCTGTTCTAATATGTCTTCTACAACAGATAGCACAGGCTTCTCCTTTCGATCCTTCAAGGGGTATGCTTCTTTTGCCCAATCAAAGACTTTATCCATTTTTCCACTCATGGGGTAGGAGTTGCCACAAACAAAGCACTTACCATAGTGATATTGGCTTTCCCACGAAAAACCATCAGACGAACCACAACTCTTATATGGGCAGGGTTGGTGGTTTACGTTAGCATCATTCATTTTTGTTCCCAAGGTTTCGGATACTATCTAGAGCATCTTGAATGTCAACACTATAGGCTGCACAGATTATGATAAGCTCCAAACCATGCTGAGCCATAGCTTGTGTAGCTTTGTGGTTCATCTCGAATGTGTAGGTAGCACCACCGTCTTCATGCTCCGCAACTTTATCTACCACAATGTAGAAGGGGTCTTCTTGAACTTCTTCATTACTCATTCGTCTTCCTCCTTGTGGATGTAGTGATCACATTCGTCCCCGCTTGGTGTAGGTGAGAACACTGCCTGGTAGGTTCCTCGTCCCGGTGTCTTACGCATACACGTTTCCTCTAGGGGACAACCCTTGCTGATGCACCGTGCGTAGTCGTATGGTAGAACTTTCCACCTCATGTCTTATTTCTCCAAAACTTTACAAGTGTTTTCAGTTTCTCTTTCTCAGGGTGATGATGAACCCACGACCCAGTGTTAGGGTCAAACTCTTCACGGAAGAACTTATCCATCATGTCATTACCTGTAAGTATCTCAGGGTTAATTGTCAAGGACAGTTTATCAAACTCTTCGTCGGATATGATTGGATCATCCTCAAACTCATAGGCGTAGGCAGCTACAGAAACCTTGATACGGATTCGTATTTGCTCACACACTACATCACTCATGGTTGGTCTCCTTCAATCTCGGCGATGATGGCGCGGGCTGTTGAGCAACCGCACTCGCCTGCAATTTCGCGCAGCCCCTCCATCGCCTTACCAAGTCGTGCTTCGCACTCTGCCAGCTTGGCTTCCAGAAGGGCGTTCCGCTCTAAGCACTCTGACAGCACATCCACCGCCCTCGACAGTTTGGCTTCAACATCCAGTGTGAGATTGA